CAGAGGCCCTTGATGCCTCCCCTATTGCCTCGGTTATTATTGAGTATATGACAGACAAAACGAACATTAACCTAACAGCTAGTGAATTGTACGCTGATTTATGTCAGTACGCTGAAAACATGGCTGTTAATACACGACTCAAGACATGGCCAAAGGACCCGAAATGGCTATGGAAAAGGATCAAAGAAGTGAGGCCTAATCTAATCAAGATCGGCATCAATGCCGAAAAAACGGACGATAGATGTAGTTATATAAAATTATCTAAAGATAGGCAACACAGGTAAAAGAGCTATCCCTGTTTGTCATAACTAGGCAATCTTTCCTGTTTTCATGATTACTAAACCGGGAATATGGGGTAAAACTAGGCAATGGATTACCTAGTTTTAAAGCTATCATGCAGCCGGTTATGGCACCTAGCACACAGCGGCATAAGATTCTTTTCATTATACTTCACGCCACCGTCTTTTAATGAGATAATGTGATGCGGAAGAATAGAAGGACGAGTACAAATCTTACACATCGGAAATTTCCTTAGATAATACCGTCTAAAGATATCCCACTTAGAATCGTATCCCCGTTCACGGGCAGATGGCCTGAAAGAATCATTGTATCTATTATTATCTCTTTGATGCTCTTCGCAATATCCTTTTTTAACAAGAGCGCTGCACCCAACCCTTAAACAGGGTTTTTTAGGTTTCCACATATTTAAAAACGTCCAATCTAAGATTAACCATGAGCAAAGAACAATCCTCCGCCAGCCTCTTCCGTATATTCCACTTGCATGATCATTCCATGTATTACTAATTGCATCTCAATATATTCAATCTGGGCAGCCTCTGCCCAAACCTTTAATAAATCAGCCATTTATATCTCCTTTCTAAGCTGTTAAGGTGGCTTTTATCCCTATTTGCAAACTACTGATTTCAGAAGGAGTAAAAGCAGATGCCGTTATGGGATTATTTTCCCATAATTTAGTAACATATTTCGGGTCCCCCGCCGTGCCTGGGATTAGGCCAGCGCTAAACATTGCTGTGTTATTATGAGCAATGCCTATCTCAAGGTTTTGTGCATCTGGCGCACCTTCGGTCTCAGCTAATGCTGATATTTGTATACATTTAATTTCCCCAGCTATACTATCTAGGGCTGATATATTATAGAGGTCTACTGCGCCGGTAGTGTTTATGCTCACACCTTCAACCGTGGTTGGGGGTATCTCGTTAATGCATGCATAATTCTCGCCGGTAGAGGGTGTCCATCCGGTAGAGCCTCCTGAGCTGTCAGGGACCAGCGCCATTATTTTTGTCTTGCCCGGAAAAACTGTCGTATCTATAACGATATCATCAACAAGCCGGATTGGATTAATATAATATGTAGCGCCTATACGTAGGATATTAAAATCTACATCGTCGACGCCGGCCTTAGTGTTACTTGTAAAATCTATTACCGTCTCTCCATTCACGAGGACTTTGCCTATTCCATTAGCGCTGCTAATTTTACTATGAAATTCAATACGATAATTCACGTTTGTTGATAGCGCTGCGGTTGCTGATGAAATACTGACATGTTGGCGATATAGATGTATTACCTCATTTGATGATAAGCGGACGCTTGAAATCCTTGACGTATTTTTGTCCAGATCGAATATATGTCTTACTGCAATAGAAGCAGCGCCTTGGAAATTAAACTTTCCGGCAAGATAAATTTCATTATAGGTAGTACCGAGGGATTTTGATATCCTTGCTCGTCCGGTAATAGATACCGAGTAATCGCCATCAATTGCATTAGCTGTTGTAATTGCTACTGTCCCTGCCCCACCTGCCTCCCATAGCCCATAATGTCCATGCTCAAAACCGTCTATAAAAATTCTACCCATATATTATCCTGTAGCAGCCTTAACCCCTATCTGCAAACTGCTAATTTCAGATGGAGTAAAAGCGGCGGTTGTTATTGGATTTTCCTCCCATAATTGAGAAACATGCGCTGGGGATCCCGCTGTGCCCGGAGTTAAACTTGCGCTAAAAACGACTGAGCTATTATGGCCAAACGCTATCTGCACTTTTGGCACTGTGGTTTCGCTCAGTATCTCGGCCAGTGCGGAAATTTGCACGCATTTTATCGCACCGGCCAAACTATTCAACGCCGAGACATTGTAAAGGTCTAGGGCGCTTGCAGTATTTGCATGAACACTATTGTCAGTGGTCGGCGGTACTTCGTCAACACATTCAAAATTCTCACCAGCGGCTGATGGAGCCCACTCTGTGGAGGCCCCTATTGCATTAGGAAGTAAGCCCATGATTTTTGTGTTTCCGGGAAAGGCCGTAGTATCGACAATAATATTATCAATAACCATATTTTGCTCATAAGCAAAGTCAGTATCTCCAATCCGCAAAATATTAAAATCTTCATCGGCTCCCGGTTTGGTATTGCTAGTCCAATTTATTATAGTTGCACCATCTAAAAGAACTTTCCCTACCCCTGCGGAGCTATCTATTTTTGCTTGGAATTCAATTAAATAATCGACATTTGAAGATACCTCTCCTGTTGTTGCAGAGGCAATAGCAGTCCCGCCACGATATAAATGTATTACCTTGGCAGTAGAAACGCCGATACCTAATATTCTAGTTGTACCTTTGTCAAGATCAAATATATGGCATGAACTAAAATGGGATACGAATCTAAATTTACCGGCAATAAAAATTTCATTATAAGTGGTGCCGAGCGGCCGGGACATTCTAACAACTTCTGTTAATCTAACGGAATAGTTCCCATCAATTACTCCCGTGCTAATAATAGCAGCCACGCCAGTATCGGAATCTATTTCCCATAAACCTAAGCTTCCATGTTCAAATCCATCAATGAAAATTCTACTCACGTTAAAATCTCCTAAAAATTCTGGCTTGCATCGGCAAACCATGTGCTATTTGACCGTACAAAGGTCAGCCAATCCGACTTATTGGCCACTGTGGTCATTGTGGGAGCCACGCCCCCTCTCCAGCTAATTGTACCTGCTGTAGCGCCTATGGCTAAAGTCCATCCTCCGGTAGCGTCTTGTGCTACCCTTAGCCTATAAACCTGCCCATTAACTCCACCGGTAATAATACAAGATGAATTAGTGGTCAAATGTACAAATCTAGTCTCTGCGGTAGAAAAATCTACCGTGAATGTTGAAGCGGAGGCGCCTACTGATGATTCCCTACCTCCTAAATAATCTGCCGGTTTTTTTCCTGCATCAACCGGCAAGCCCGCAGAGCTTGCGATTAAAATATTTCCTTCGGTTGCCGTACTGCCATGATCCGCAGATGAGTCTATGTTGTGTTGTTGGGCGTGGGTGGATATCGCCGCTACTTGTACCGCTAATGTTGAGAGTGCAGTTGTCACTGCCGTTAAGGCAATACCTCCATCAATAGGCAAGCCCGCAGAGCTTGCAATTAAAATATTCCCATCGGTTGCCGTGCCGGCATGATCATCGGTTGAATCAATATCATGCTGTTGTGCATGCACCGCCGCCGTACTAAGCATTTGTTGGAACGAGGGAAACAAGAGGTGGCAATAAAATTGTTTTGCCGTGGTATTAACCATACCCAAAACAATCCTGCTGGAAGGTAGTAAGGTTGTCGAGGCGGTTGAAAAGGCTACAAAGGTAGCTGAAATCGTAGCATTATTAACCGTGCTGAGGTCTGCATATACGATACTTCCCGTTGTGAGAGTTAACGTAGCGGAGGCAATAACATTTGTGAACATTTTACCACTTGAATCCATACCAAGGATTTTAAGCGGATCCGTCCATGTTAACTCACCTGAAGTGCTGTTAAATGTTATGGTACCATCACAAGAAATCAGCGGTACCTTTGTATTCCTAATAATTTTGTCGAAGGATTCTAAAGGAGGGTTCATGTCAGCCGGTTTAAATAATGTCGCTGTTGTATAACTACTCGCTAGTATCATTTATTACCACCTCCCAAGATGTTGAACTTTTCTAATAAGTTGTCGGTTAACTCCTGACAATGCTTTATTTTATCTTTATTCTCTTCTTCTTTTAATGCACGACCGGATATCTCTTTTTGAATTGTTACCCTTAACAGATTTAATTCAACAAGGATAGAATTTAATATTGCTTTTTCCGATAAAGTATGATCAGTCAAGACAGGATTATGTAAGTCATTTAATGGCATATTTTCTTATAACCGTAACAATATTGCCTAGTATTACCCCAAATTACCGGTAAAGTAATTTCAATTTAGGCGCATTCCTTTTAAGTTGATGTTGAGGTGCTTATCATAACATGATTTACACTCTCAAGATCATAATTCAAATGAGCCGTAAATTGAAAAATCGTTCCTATTGTATCCAAATCACTGGTTGATTTTCGATAAGTTAATGATTCTACACTGTTAGTATAAAATTCCACAGCGGTTGAGTCAGTGGATCCACTTACCAAAGAACCTGACCCACTAATAATTTTTGCAGTACAAAAATAACCTGCGCCAGGCTTACTAACTATATTATTATATTGATCTATCACTTTGAATGAAATATCAATCGAAGTATCTAATGTATCAATACTGGTTTTGCTAAATGATGTAAATATTTGATTAGACTCAGGTATTGAAAAATTATGATTAATGTCTCCCTGGGTTATTGCCGTCATATTGGGATAGACTAAAACAAAACCTAGCTCAACATGCCCACCGGCTATTGCTTCCCTTGTCGATGCGGTGGCTGTACCTGAGAATGTAGTTCCTTTAAGAACGTCAACAGCCAAATCCGTACCTACTTGTAAAACATCTATTCTAAAAGCACTTGTGCTTGCCGCATCTATTGTTTTAACAGCGGCAATATCGTTCATTTTACCGCCATCACCCATGCGGTACAGAGAGGATGAATTCATTGCGATCGCATCCAATACAAAGGTTGAATTGGCAACCCTAAATGAACCGGTGCGGACCATAAGGGACATTCCGGGATTGTTTGGCTTCCCCAGCAAATTACAACCCAGAGTAATTGCTACTCCTGTGCTTACCCCTGGACTTAATGTGGAAACATGCGTACTGCCCGGCACTGCCGTAGGCACTAATATTCCATGTCCGATTAACTCTATTCTGCCCTGGTTCCCCGAACAATGGGATATCCTTACAGCATTGCCTCTTTTAAGCCATTCCGGAGTCTGTGACCAATTCTCAGGATAATAGGCTAAAATCTGCCGATCGGAGCCTTGTATTTTTACAAAGGCATAACGGTCAGTGCTGTTTACAGACCAACAAATACCGTCTCTACTCTCTGTGTGTCTAGTATGCCGGTCATCAACATAGTTTCTTAATTGTTTAGCGCCATAAAGCCTCATACCTCGCCTTCCTTATTTGATATTCATTCTTTAGGATAATATTAACATTCCTACCTTCTTCATCACGTACAATTATTGCTTCACCTGACTGAAGCAATTTTACTACTTGACGAACCTTTTCAATTGTGTCAGTAAGATCGGTACCATCTCTAGTAACAAACTCTACTATAATTTCGCATATACGGCTAACCTCCAATGTTTCAATCGGAATCTCAAGCTCAAAGTTCACTAACTACCCACCCTATAATATGGTCATAAAAATATCCATCGTTTGTATTTGCCCCGGAGGCTTTTTTATATCTCCGGATTAAATTAACGATAAAGATTTTTAAACTCAGCCCGGTATGGGGATGAACGATTTGTATTGTATCGCCATCTTCGTCTTGTAAATGTGCAATCTTGGTTATTCTGATACGCCGCCTTTGGTATTTTACTACCATTAGTTCATGATTTGCCACTACAGCACAATCACTCTGTGAATAGCATAATGGGTCTTCCAGTTTTTTCTCAATTACACAGCCTGTTTCTGCCTGAGCTTCGGTGTCGTCTGCACTAGCTTGAATCGAACGTCTTATCTTGCCCATAGGGAGGGCGTATATTTCATATTGAAAATTACCAATAGAGCAAAGAATAGACAAAACAAAGCTTAAGGATAGATTTGTCAGTATTCTACCAAAAGAAATCGTCATTCTCCCTGTCTCTACATTCCCAATATCATAGGTTGCCGCTAAAGCAACTAGCCCGCCGACAAGGGCAGGGATTAGGTTCGGGGCTTTAACTGTTACAGTGCAATGCTTAAATGTTACCGTGTCTTGGGCAGAGATACTTTCCGATATGGAACCTGCCATCTTAAATGCAATAGAGTTAGCTGTTTCAAGTACATTCAATCGAGGATTTTTACAACGCCTACTAGCGTCAGGTGAATAGTAAACCCGGTAATCTTTTTTCGCTCCCCACCATCCGGTAGTGCCGTGAAGCTCGCCCACCCTTTCCTCACCAAAGGTTACATCAGTCCATGAGCGCTCTTGGCCCATAACCGTTACCTTGTTGATAAAATTAGAGTGCCGGTCATCCGGTTCATGGCTTATTATTTTATTCGCAGCCGTGTAAGTGTGATCTACGCTATTATCGTAATGAATTCTTTTACATTCTGCTACATGATCAACATCAAATCTAATGTAGTAACCAAACCGGTCACAGATTTGATTAATCACTTCAAAAAGTTCAGTCTCTATCCATTGATGTTCAATTTGTACCCTATTATCAAAATTACTTATAGATATATCACCGCTGTCAATAGCTGCCCATGTTTGCAAAACATCCGATATAATGGTTTCGGGAAAGGCCTCGTAATATTCCGTAGCATAAATATGGTTCTTTTCCCAAATGATCCGTTCATCTTCAGCGATTACGCTAATATTGGTATATTCACCGCGCTCATATCTAAGCCTTGCCTCCGCTACTACTACGGTACCCATTTTCTGCCAGTATTCGGAGCTTGAGATGATTTCACCAAACCGCAATGTGATCTTGCGGCCTTTTTTAACATACGGAGAAAACAGGGAGTTCTTGTTGTAGGGATCAAATAGATGCCCGGCTGCTAAAGTAAATTCCAGCCTAGACGGAGTCCCGTCTATTGACCGCTCAAAGGATATTTCATCCTCTCTGGTTAAGTAAGGAGTTAAGTCTAAGGTACTGCCATCTTTGCCCCATTTGATAGAATGCTCAGTCCCATCCACATTCTCGCTGGTCCAGAAGACATACATTGATCCCGAATCTCCAGGGTCTACCCAGCCCACAGCTTCATAATCCCTATATCCTTGCACTAAGGCTGCAATGCTTGACCAGTTCCAAGAGGCCCCTGACTTAGTTCCAACAGTATAAGCAGTTTGTCGCATAGATCCGTGGATAGAAAACATAACAACTCCCTGCCATGCCGAACCGGTACTATCTCCATGTCCACCAAAAATTAAATCATTAACATCATCATAAAGACAATGCCAGAAATCATTTTCGCCTGAAGATGTCAATCCGGGAATATTAGTATTTGAATGTAGAATCCACGAATCATTGCCGATATTATATATAGCTATTCCATAACCAAAATGAGCACAAATTATCTTATTAGGCTCACCTAAACAAAAATCATAAAAATCATAATCATTAATAGATGCATAAGAGGGACGATGATAAATAAAGGTATCGTTAGAAAGATCAATTTCAACTATGCCTCGATAATCTTCTTGTGAATAAGAGGATGTATAATTCATAGCGCCGTATATTTTCCCACCATAATAGACGAATCTATTAATTCCGTAGTAAGGAAAAGAGGAAAAGAGGCCATGATTATAATATTTCCAGAGCGCAGTAGTTGACAATGTCCATATACGCATAAATCCATCAAATATAGTATTTTGGAATCCACCGGACAAAATAATCAAATCATCTTCAGGCCTAACTTCAAAATATCCATCCGCAGATTTTCCTACGCCTGTAGCCTCATGTTCGGTTATGGTATTTAACTCATTTATAACCTCTGTAAAAGTATAAGGTTCGGCTCCTTCGGTTAAATCCAAATATCCGATAAATATTCTCCGCGCAGTATAATGATTATCAATCATACAAACCCATAATTTATTGTTAGTTAAATCTATTTGTGTATGGGTTATTTCTGTATTATTTGATGGTGAAGTCCATGTCACATTTTTCGTTACTCCCCATCCTGTATTTGTATCAAAATAATAATGCGTTATCGTATCTGCATCTGCATTTAATAAACCAATACATCTACATGGGGCAATGTTTCTATTTGCTATTGGAATTAAATACCTCTCTCCTTTATCTCTATGCCACCAGACATGTTGGGTTGCGCTAAACGCGTCAGAACTAAAAGCCGGGGCAGTGCTGACATCCCAACAGTCATCTACGGTCCATGTATCTATATCAATTTTAACTATGCATTGAAATTTTTTATATCCTCCGCCACTATAAACATTAGTAACATATAATTTCCTATTAACCGAATCAAAACACATATTTCCGGGAGTATCACCTGACAACCAATTCGTTTCACTATCATCCATCTGGAGGGCTGATATTTTACGGGTAAATAGCAGATATTGTTCATCCGCTACCTTTTGTACGGAAACCGCATGATTAGCTATTTCGGATTTTAGGGTGTAGCTGGTAACTACATTCCCAACCCCCCACGTTCCTCCGTTGTCGGCTGAGATAGAGTAATATATATTAGTCAAGTCTCCGCCTGCGGTGGCCTCTACATAATCAAACCATAACCAGATGTCTCCGGAAGCAAGTAAGATTAATGAGGGATTGCGCTTTTCCTTTGTATCATCCAAACCTCCAACCGCCATTTCAGCCTCACCGGCCCATGAAGTGAAATCGGCGCTGGTACGTTTATAGAAATGATAATGGCTGTCACCAGCTACAAATTTAGTATAAACAACTATATAACTATTCGTAGTAATAGTTAGTACCCATGGATCGCCGGTAGTGAGAGTATTGGCCCAATTTGCAATCTCTCCATCAGAGACAGCGACCCCTTGTTTAGTAATAATACGGTATTTTAATCTATATAAAGTATTGCCCGTGTCGTTAATTAAATACACCATCCCGATATTACCGTTGGTCAACTCACATAGAGACAAACCGGAAAAATCATCAGTGCCTATATTTATATCAACATACGACCATTCATTTCGGGCGGTATCGGTAAAATAGTATTTGATCAAATAGGCTCCGGCCTCAGCGCCATATCTAAAACCAAGACATAACCTGCCATCAGAATGTGCTATTGCGGAGGGATGCTTTTCATCAATTGTATTGTCTGTGAGGAGTTGACCTGCTAAAGGAATGTCAGTGCCTTGGGGAAGTGATTTGATCTCAACTATAGGGCGGCGGCTTGCACTTTCTTGAGCTGTATTTAAGGTAGCATCAAGACTAAGAGACATATCATGTTACCTCGCTCATTATGAGTAAGTCTAATTGACAGTTAATTCTATTATAATTTGCCGAGGATTCCTGCGATATCCAGTATTCCCCGGTTAAGTTTAATACTTCGACATTATAGTTAACGGTAGATCCATGAAGTTTAGGCTGCCAGACAACCTGTACGTCTGACTGATAAACTGCATCTAAGGCATCAAACATAGTGGAGGGCATTGCGTTCCACTTAAGAGGTATGGTTTTACCTACAATTGCCGTCCCCCATGAAAAATATTGAACGGACGAATATGTTTGCACATGAGCGTTAATTTTATCCCCCTTCAGCATTTTCATACTTCCGGGATCAAGCGCAAATGTAGTTGTGGATAATACCATCATTACATATACCTCCTAACTACCCGTTCGGTTGCCTCTTCTATTTCCGAGCGCAAGTCGGAACTTAGTCGTGGATTACGCTCCGCAATGGTAACAGGCACTACTATTGAAACACTTCCCTTGCCTACTTTTTCTTTTGATGTAACCTCTTCGCCAACTTCCATAATAACCCGCCTTTCGTTAGCTTTTAGGCCCTTATGAAGCCTAGGGGCATGATCATAATAAGCTTGGGGTATCATGCGCCGCCGCCCCACAAGGCCGCCTTTATGAGCTGCCATCGTAGGGGATGGAGGCGGAGCGGTAGTGGTGCCAGGGGAAGATATACCTTCTAAAAGAACATCCGCCATAGGCCTTATAAGTGCTCGCCTTAGAGTAATCCTCATTAGCTCGGTAATAATATAATCAACCATATCTTTGAAGCTTGCCTTTCCGGTTTTAATGAAATCAATTATTTGATCTTCAAGTTTTCTAAATACATTGACTATAAGGTCCCCTGTTTGCTGTCCAATATTAGCCAGTTCGTCTACATATGTTCTTAAGGCTGTTTGCATTCCGTATATAGCCGAGGTATTTTGCTTTACAATGTTTTCTTGATCAATCATCTGCTTCTTTAATTTCTCCATAACTTCCACTTCTTCCATGTAAAGGCTTATTTGTTCCTCGGTACCTTGTTTCATGGTACCGAGATATCTATCTCTAAGACTATATTCTTTTTTTAACAGCTCAAGCCTTTTTTTAGCTATAGTAACTTGACTGTACATGTTTTGTGCAATATCTTTTTCCATCCCGGCAATATCAAGACTTAATCCGCTTATTTCCCGCTGTTGAGCTATGATATTATATTGTGAGGCAAGGTCCTGTATGCTCTTTGCATATTCAAGGGCATTAATCTTGCCTTTTTCAAATACGGAGATAGAGTCTTTTAATAATTGATCCAGCCTATCTTGCTCAGGGATAAGCGCTTGCAAAGAATCCTTTACATTGGTCAACGCCCTGTTCTCTTCACCAAGCTTTAGGATTATATCAGCTTGATGCTGGAAATTCTTTTGTTTAATAGCGCCGGTCTTTTCGTCCAGCTCGAAACCTGCACGTTTAAGATGATTGTATACATCTTGCTGTTCATTAGTGAGGGTGAGAATATAGGCCTCGCTCTTAAGAGTGGCAATATAATCCTTAAGCTTATTTCTAAAGTTATCCATTTGTGTAGATATAACGTCTAAAGGTTTTTTATCCTTAATATCTATCACAATCTTAACCGGTTCGCTTAATTTCTTAAGCGCCTCATTTATATTATCCAATACCGCCATAACTTCATCCTCAGCCTTAAAATCCGGATCAATGCTAATAGTAGGTATTTCAAAGGCAAACTTTTTTTGTAAAAAAGCGCCTAGTTTACTTTCCTTTATCTCTTCAACAAGGCTGTTATATAGTTTTGTAATCCTTATTATTCCGGCCTCAAGGACAACAAATTCAAGCTTGGCAATAGCAGTTAGCCCCAAAAAAGACAGGGCTATTGCCTTAGTTATGGAGCCTATCGCTTCACCCAATATACGCGCCTTTTCAGACTGCTTAAATAGCATTTTCAATGCCTCTGCCATTTGTATCAAGTCTTCGGACATTCCGGAAATTACTTGTCGCATAGTTCCTACGCCGATAGATTTCAAGTCCTTGAAACTCATTTTAAGCTTCTCAATTTTTTCACCAACCTCATCTTTAAAGGTAAGGCCTAACTTCTCAGCTAGAGTGATCCAGTCCTCAAGCACACCTCTTCCTCTGCTAAGCATAGTTACCAATTCCAGCCCACCACCAGTAGCGCCTGCGCTTGTAGCAAAAAGCTTAGTCGCATAATAGGCTTTAAGCGCACCGTCTTCAATTCCTTTAAATCTATCCGAGATATCAAAGAAGACTTCCTTGAGAGGCCTCATTGTTCCATCCATGTTTTGAAAATCAATAGTTAAGTCTTTGAATATTTTTGCAGCTTCCCCGCCCTTTGTTTGTGCCAAACTCATCTGAGTCGATAATTTCCGGAAGCCTATCTCTAAATGCTTCAGCTTTAAATCAAGCTTATCTGCGATATAGGCAAAACCTGCGAAGTCCTCCGTAGCCATCCCTACGCCCTCCGCAAGGCGCTTGATTTTATACATAGTTTTAACTGTTTGCTGACCCATGTGGTAAATTTCACGTATCCCCATGCCAAGGCCTACAATTTGTAAACTTTTTTTAACTACTTTACCAAAAGAACCAACCTTATCAATCAGATGGTCGAAGTCTCCGGATATCTTAGCTATATCTGATGCAACACTGACATATAAGGACCCTACTTTAAGTGGCATATTTCCTCTTACCCATGCTGTACATTTTTTATTTTTTGTTGTGACACTATGGCCTTGAATTTAGCTTGTAAATCTTGCTTCGTCTCTTCCGGTTTTTCATCTTCAAGCATAAAAAATGCTATCCAGCCAGCGAGTTCACGGCTATCCATTTCCGATCTTAGCTGTTTAACCGTTTTTCCCAACTCACGAGCTAACCGGAAGGTGAACCTAAGCTCGAAGTTGGTGGAGATTCCCCCTTGATTTGTTCTACTCCTTCCTTGTTCAATCCGTTTAGCTTGGATGCTGCTTTAAAAATCTTTTCCAATGCCATTCCGGACTTAGTGCTTAACTTTGCTTTATCTTTATTGGTAAATATAAGCTCGCCTTTAGCGTTAGTACAAGTCAAGACTACGACTTCCTCCATTAAATCAACAGGGACGTCGCCGGTTGCGGCCCCTACCCGTGCAATAAATTTAGCCCGTTCATTAGCTGTCATTACCTTGACAAAGCAATACTTCCCCCATTCGCTTATTACTACTTTTTCTAAAGTAATATCATCGACATCGAGGATCTCTTTAGTTAATATTTGAGTTTCCATAAAATTCCTTTCTTTAGGTTGATAATCACTACTATTCGTTTATTCTTGTCGAATCGACAACCGGCCCGGTTATTTCAAGCGTAAGACTGGCGCTTATTTTATCGTCAACCGCCCCTGTGATCTGATGTAGCAGGCAATATGCCTCAAACCATGATCTTGAAGGATATGAGGTTGAGGTAATAAGGGCATCGGTAAACAATATATCAAACAACCCTTTTCTGCGAGCCGCCCTATCATTTTTTAATCCGACTTGCCCGGCGTCCGTGGCGTTATAGTTTACCGACATGGTCAATTGCCCTTCGTCCCGCAGGCCTATCAATTTTTGCTTAGCCGTTGATTGTAAATGAGTTATATCAATTACCGCAGCCCCGCCACCGGGACCGGAAAAATCATTAACCTCTCCAATCTCTTCCATTAAATGTCCGGTAATAACGATATCAGCGGTTGCGTTTGTTGTTAATATCGGACCATAAACATTAATAGCTGTAGTCACCACTGATTTTATGGGATAAAAACCGGTATCGACTGAGGAGAATCTAATACAATGATTGGTTGTAAATCCCAAGGCGGCAAAATCAATTGTCCCCGGACAGTCAATCACGGTTGTTTGAATATCCATTGCAGTTGCAGCCGAACTATTAACCGTAACGGTAGAGGCCCTTCTTATTCTAAGCCCTTGCGCTTCCATGGCCATAACATCACCTCCTTTGTTAATTATTTAAAAACTCATTATTTATTTAATATTAATTATCGCCAAAGACCTTTGACTAAACTTAAGCTTAACCAACTCTGTGCCAAAGCCGAGATTATTTAGCTTCCGTATAGTTTTATTTGCTTTCCCTAGGTCAAGTCTAGTTGCTAAAAGAGGATCGCTAACACAATAAGGCTGATCCCTTATAAATTTTATAAAATATCCACTCCCGCTTTTGACAATAAACAGACGTACCATCCTTTTTTATATCTAGGCCGTTGTGTGTGTCACAGCGCCATCAATCTCTAAAGTAATACTGGCGGCTATACTATCGTCAACAGCTCCCGTTACCTGGTACAAGAGACAATAGGCATCGAATACGGCACAATTAGTTGCCGCATCATTAAACTTTATCAGAGCTTTTCTTTTGGTGCGTGTAGCCCTATCGCTTTTTAATGCTATTTGCCCGACATCCGTGGCGTTAAAATTGACCGACATGGTTAATTGCCCCTCGTCCCGGAGACCTATCAATTTTTCTTTAGCGGTTGACTGTAAATGAGTTACATCAATTACAGCAGCCCCGCCGCCCGGCCCTGAAAAATCCTTTACCTCTCCTATCTCTTGGGCTGACGAGACAGCGGTGCTCGTAGACCAAAAAAATCTAGTTCCCTGAGCTTCAATAGCCATATTTCCTCCTTACTCCCGATTCCAGATCGAGAACTCTAAGGTTCTTATGAATTGGTTTAATTCATCATCAAAGTCATCAATCGGTGAACTAAACGTCTGTGCAGAGAATTCAACAGAGCTACTCATTGCCTCTATTACAGCCTCGCCTATTACCCTTCGGCTGTCAATATCCGAGGTATAGATATTGACATTATAATGGCCGTTCTCTAAACCCGCATATCCTCCCAAGTGAACTACCCTATGTCCGCCGGTTCGCTGGTAATCAATTGCGGGCAGGCTGTCATCCTGGTTGCGATGATCCGGATTAATATTCGCAGTGCTGACCTTTGTATTAATAACCGTGCTAGTTGTCAAGACCTTAAATAGTTTTTCTTCAATGGACACTAGGCCGTTCCTTTAACTCAACAAAGTTTTTATACTTTTTTTGCATTTCTCTTAATGCTTGACGCCAAGTTTTATCAAAGGCCAATTTCAACCATGGCTTTGCCCTGGCTCCGGGATGTTGCACTTTAACTCCAAGGAAAATACCTTCTTTTGTTCTTAAAATCTTCTTTCGTTTTACTTTGATTTCGTGCGGAGCTGTGCCGAACTCCACCAGCCGTCCATACCAGCCGTCATACTTGGCTCGTTTACCTACCGTATTGCCGACTAGATAAACAAACCTAGTTTTAGGAACTTTACGAAATCTCCGAATCGCAATACTTTTTAGCAAGATACCCCTTTTGACCGGTACGGTTTTTCTCGCAGCTTTCGCAAAAACCAGCGCCCCCTTTTTTGTCATAGCAATCGCCCCATCTGTTTGAGCGATAGCGCTAATTTTTTTTAGCCGGTCGCTTAAAGCCTTTAACCCTTCAACTTTAATAGTAATTCTATAGCCCGGAAAGCTTTGAATCATAATAATTTATTATTCCAAATTTCTACCTAAAATTAACAAATCGGTGTGCGCGTAATCGACATCTATAAGCCCCTGGATTTCAAATATATTACCATCGCATGCAATCACTTGTTTTGTATTGATCACAGAGGTATAGCGTGCTGTGAACTTCATATCCACATCGTAATATCTCTGGTTCTGTAGGAATATTTCTTTACCTTCAACCGGTTCAACCTTTGCCCAAAGATTTTCAATTGTTGTGGTATAGGTAAATATTTTCCCGCCGTCTGTGCTTCTCGCTGTACTTTTCGGGGAAAGAACATTGATTAAATTATCGAGCTCACCGGCATTCATTTTTTTATCCTTGTTTTTATGGAACGCTTATAGATCGTAGATTATATAATCATCCACCAAACCATCAATAAAATCTCTGCGTAAATTTTGCAGTCTGTCGCCTTCGTTAATAGGGATACGATATTTATGGTAAATACCGACTTTCTCCATTAACCATAACTTGATTTCTTCAGGCGTTACGGAGGTTTGCCACCCTGATACATAGTCTACAGTTACAACATTTTTATATGTTCTCACATTTGACGGCCAGCTTGTAGAATATCCTAAATATATTCTACAAGGGACGATATTACGATCTATTTCATAATTTGATGAATCAACAACACATGATACCCCTCCGGATGTGGGTATAAAAGAGACGGTGATATCCGTGGATACAGTGGAGAGCGGAGGGGACCGTGGAAGGACTATCTCAGAAGGGAACGAATCTAAAGATAGTCTATAATTCGTTGGTATTATTGATCTTTTTAAATAATTTTCTGCCTGACGGCTGACTGCTTTAATATATATATTCAGTAATGCATCTTCAGCCGTGGTTTGGATTTTAAGATGGGACTTGACCTCATCAACCGAGATAGCCTCAGTAGTTCCTCTCGATGTAACCGATAATGATCTTCCTTGAAACATGACGTTCCTTATTTTATAAACCGAGGGATAAGCTTACCGCCTGAAAAATAGGCGCAAAATCCGCCCATAAAAGCGCCAATAAAGGTAAGAAAAGCGCTAATCCTCAATTTTTTGTTGATCTTTTTTTCAAGATGGTCAATGCGTTCATCAACACAAAGCAGATTATTGAATATTGCCGCAATTTGATCATTTGTTGATAAGTGCAAAAAAGTGTCACTCTCTATTTTTATCCCTTTTTGTCTGGGCATTTACAATACCTCGATTTTCGAGCGGAGTTGTCATCTGAGTCTCAATAGGTCTATTAACTTTACGCAAGGGAATCTTCGCATTTCCTTCGGCAAGATGTCTGGAGGCCTCCATCTCGGAGAGATTAACAATCTGGCCCGTTCTAAGCCTTTTTTTGTCATCTTGATTTATACAAGGTGTAACGATTTGTACTTTAATCATAAACTCTTCCATATTTTAATTTGCTCATTGCACGCCGAAATCGCCCCCGTGTACTGATCCACTTTCCTTTGTTCGTTCATTACAACTTGTTGTGATTTTACCATTCTTTGTTGCATAGACATTGCTTGATTCTTTACTTTTTTCATCCATGCATCTTCTTGTTTTTCTTCATAACCATATAAAAATCTGGTCTTAACGAGATCGGCTTCGTCAGGAATATTTATGTTAATTCCTTTTCCTAGTGCTATGCCGAGAAAAAATTCACACGAGGGTCTTTGGTGATGATATTCGGAGTCTACAGCCATATCCACACCATAAATACCAATCTCCTTGAATTGCATATAAATAGCTAGGGCAATTTCATAGCTAATGGTATTGGTGAAATATCTTCCGAAGTCTTCGGTTATATCTTTGATGGGATATTCTGTTGATGTTGGGACAATGTCCCATTTTTGCTGCATATAAACAGGACATTTTAATTTCCCTAGGCCTGCTATGTAATCATTTACTTTCTGGCCCCTAAAATCATATTTCCACCTTCTGGAATAAAGATTGTTTTTACACTCAAAGGGGTGGATCTCAAACCACCGGCTCCAAGGTTTGTCCGGTAGAGTTAAAAATAGATTATTAACTCCCCAGAATTCACAGTCTTTGTCATCCCACGGCGTTTCGCTCTTACTGTCCGAACAGCCGACAATCACAACTTTATCGTGCTTTCTTTCCATAACCCTTTTTCCCTTTCTTAAATTAATTATTATGTTTAATTAATAAATCTTTGTTAATGTTATATAAGGCTTAAATGTTTTTCTTTATACCAGCCTTCCTTGTCTTTAGTTTTAACATAATATACATTCCCGCTCTCATCAAAACCCAGCATACTTATTACTCCTAATTCTTCAAAGAGTGTCTTTACGCGTTCATCTAAGCTGAATTTAAAGGTAGTATGAGTTTCCATAATTTCTCCTTATAGTAATTGTGGGGGGTGGCCCCCGCCGGGGGTTATGGAAACCCACAGCAGGGACCATATCCCCCCCCAACTTATTTAGATTGCCCCAGAGGTACTTATGTCTTTTTTATGAAATCCCTGAAAAGATCCGAGATACGCTACATCTCTAAAAATATTAACTGACACAGGGATTGCGCTTGAGAGTGTGCAATGGCACAATACACCAAAATTTGTGTATGACGTATTTGTGCTGATTAGATCGGCGGCGTCAAAAGAAATTATGCCTTGACTTAACTGCGCGTTCGCCATAAATGACCCGGTATCGTTACCTACCGTCGTCTGGGCTGTTACGGTAATATTTAAACCACTGCTTTTTAGGACTTCCGGCTTGTATTCAACATCTACATACGCTACAGTAGCGCCCGTATTACTAAATGTAGCATTAATATTCGTGGCATGAGCCTGAATTGCAGTGGTTAAACTTTTTGCCACAGCAGAGGCAGCCCCGGCCCCGATGAATCCAAAAGCCGTAGCAGTCAAGGACGTAGCATAAGTGGCATTACTGGCGCCATGAAAAGTAATACCATCCACCTTAATTGTTCTGACAGCCGTGGTCATTGCAGAGCCCAAAACAGAGATTCTACCTTTTAGGCATTTACTTATCACACCGGCTGTACTGGAAGTACCAATCGCTAGTGTGGCATTAGTTATTGCTACATAGGAAGAAACCCCCTCAGTAGCGTTCCCTCCCACAATACTAAAATCAATTTGCCCGCCGGTTGCCGGAATTGCACCAACAACGCAATGAACAGATACTCTATGAACTCCTTTTATGCTATAACTCCCTGAGTATAAAGAACTAGACGTTGCATTAGTTTGTATCGCAGCATCTACCCTAATATCCTCCAATACAGCCCCTTTCCCTCTCATAATCGAACCCTCCTTTATTTTTTTAAGCGTTAATTAATTCATGAACTTATGCTTAATTCATGAACTTATGCTTAATTATTCTAATATTACTATCGGGCTTATTGTATTAGATGTGGAACCCTCTAGTGGGATTGGCTCTTCCAACCATGGGTGGCCATCCACATTCCATATAATTCTAAAACAGGTTTGATCGGACGTGAAGAAGACTTCCTTTGACAGATCGACAAACGGTCCCGATCCGTCTTTAATAAGATAATAAGACAGGTCCGCTAGTAACAGATCTCCTTTTGTCCCTAACCCCGGACACCGTTCAGCCCAAAGCACGTCAAACCCCATTAGAGTAGGGGGAACGCCTTGAGTCGCTGACACGTGCCACATATTGTTGTTTGCCGTATCTCTAATATTCACAAGCTGTGGAATGGTAGTTTGACTTGCAAGCCAAACCAGACCCCCTCCAAACTTAGCTCTAGCATACATCCCAACTATATCTGCATATGCAATTTGTGCAGCCGTGGCCCGGTTGTATGCAATTGCACAAGAGGCGTTAAATACTCCGGCCGCCTTTGCAGCGCCATCACCTCTTAAAAAATCATAATCTTCGGACCCTATCTTGGCTAACCTCATTTGTTTTTCAACAAATGAAGTACAGGCGTCCCAATTTCTTAGCAATTCATTCGTGACCACTAAGTATCCTGTCATCTTGTTAGGCTCGAACGTAACCTGCTTAAAAAATATATTAGTTTCGGTTAAATTCGCCTGTTCACCTTTGTGATAAACAACGACACCTCCGTACATATTCCTATTGGCGCCCTGATCAAGGGTTGGAATAGTTAGTTTTGCATCCGGAGGATCACCGGCAGCTATAACTGTGGCTCTTGGACGGATTAGAGCTTCCTGGGGCTGAACTTGTTTTACGTTTCTATCAAATTGTTCAGGCAGCACAAACCCGCCTAGCTGCCCTGTACCAACCTGTTGAGATGCCCTTTTCTCGTCAATTTTCATTAACCGGGGATCACTGCGGTTTGTTGCGATAGTAAAGAAAAATTCCCCTAAATTCTTAAAACCATTATCCGGTAAAGCCCTTTGGTTATTGTCGGGCGGGGGTGGAGTTTGACTAACTGTAAATTCACTATTCACGACCTCCAAAGATGTTTCCAGCGCATGTAATTCCTTTTCACGCGTAATTTCATTATCTAAGTGAGATACGCTGGCCTTTAGCTCTTCATATGTTTTTCCTTCCTCATCCGTTAAATTTCTTTTCTCCTCATCTGCCTTGGAAACCAAAGCTCTCATTGAGCCTATAGAATCTTTACGCATCTTTTGTAACTTTTGAATTTTATCCATCAATTCCCTCCTTTAATTAAGATTAACATTTGATAATCCTTTATGAAAATTCTTATTAACCAATTTCCAGTAAGTCAATCTCCTTTCCTAGAAGTGTATTTCTTATAAATTCCGGAGGACGAGAGATTGATTCCCTCCATTGAGTATGCGATCTTAAAGCTACGTCCGCATCCTCATAAGCTGCGAAAGTAACCGGAGATACGTCCAATAACTTAACTTCCTTTAAAATACGTAAATCAGTTTTATCTTTTTCAACTATCCATTCCGTAACAATAGCATTAAAAGAAAAGGACATTTGCGAAATATCCCCACGTTCTATTGAAATAACCAAATCCCGTGTATATGAGGTGTCGGCTGGGAAGATTTTTATTGCCAGTCCGACTTCATCCTCTTGAAGTTCTAAGGTTTTAGACTTGTTTCGGCCAAGGATATAGTTTGGTTCGTGATTAAAGAGCGCTCTTATATCATCCTCTTTAATCGTTTTTGTAAAAGCTCCGGGTGAAACTTGCTCTCTAAACCAACCGCCTATATCTGTTATAATATTAAAAACAGCGGCATGGCCGACTATATTTTTAATGCCCTTCTCATCTTTCTCAGTCCTAAATTCTTTAAAATTAAAGAATCTTCTTTCAGTATTACCCTCAAAATTACTTTCGTCACTACTTCTTCTTTTTCTTTTTTGGCTTTGGGTCATCGTCATCCTCATTGTCCGCTTTAGGACTTGTGTTTTTATTATCATCTACATCCGGAGGGTCTTCCCCAGCCTCAATCATATTAACAGGTTCAAGATATCTATCTCCATTTTCTATAGGATTGTCATTCTCTTTTTTTCTAATATCATTAACAGACAACCAACCCCATTGTCTGCCGAGTGCATATGATTTATTTCTGCTTTCCGTATCGCCTCTTAATAAGCCGTTAATTGAGAATTCAGCATATATTTTATCATAATCTTCTTCCGGAGATAGATCGACATTAATTGCCTCTTCAATCCGTTTTAGCCAAGGCGCAAGGGTGAATTTAACAAATGACAGCATGAATTGCTCTGAGGATGAATGAGTCATCGTCTTGTCAGGATGTCCGATCATAACGGCAGGCATCCTATAAAAACGACAAATCTCCTCAACGGAGAATCTTCGGGTCTCAAGGTATTGGCTGTCTTCTTGCGAAATTCCGGTTTCTTTCCACTCAGCGCCCAGATCAAAGACCATAACCTTGAATTTATTATCCCCGGTCATACCATAGGTCAATTCCTTGATCATTTTCTCCTTCATGCCTTCTTTGAGCTTGCCCGGGACTTTTACGTATCCCGAGGTTCTTGCGCCATTCTTATAATAATTAATACCATGATTTTCAGCATGTTGTGACAATCTTATTGATTTTCTAGCGTATTCAATCGGGCTTAAGCCAACCACCCCGTCCAGTGATAAGCTTTTAACATGCCAAATTTTATCAGCGCTATAATCTTTTGATACACCCTTATCATTTATATATTTATAAATAATCTCATTATCCTTAACCTCCGGTGTCATTTGCTTCGTTTTAAGAGAAATTATTTCAGCGAGCTTGCCGGCTTGGGTATAATTCTTACCGCCGTAATAATTTCCTCTAAGGGAAAGCATAGCGACAATATTTTCGATAAAACCAATTTTTTTTTGTAATTTGTTTGGTTTTCGAAATAATTTAGCTAAAAAATAATCACTATATTCTTCTCTTTTATCATCGCTTACTTTTTTATACCATTTTAGCGGCAGCGTGGAAATAGTCTCGCTTAAGACCTTAATGCAAGCAAACACGGTTGACACTTGGAGTGATTGCTCATCGGATACTTTTTCACCTGACAAGGCATCGGTAATAGTTCCCAACAACCAATGATCCGTAGCAGATAAAGGTTGGCTAGGACCAAATCCTTTATTGCGAGCTTCAGCCTCCGGTTGAATCTCTTTGTCCTCCGGTTGAATCTCTCTGTCCTCCGGTTGAATCTCTCTGTTGTTATAAAAAAAAGGGAATTCTCCCTTTAGCCCGATGCCCATAGTTTGATTAAAATCATTATTTTAGGTGATAAACTTATTGTTATGATTATGAATTTGTATTCATATATCATTATGTATTATTATATATCGGAAAATATAGGAAGACAAAAACGAGGTTGGCTTAATTGATTTAATTTATATTTTAATGCGGTTTTTGTTGGCTAAAACATTAGTCTTTATTATTTCTAATATCACAAAAGCTCTTTTCTGCATTTCTTGTATGGCTTCATTAGCCATTTGAGAAGTCTCTTCTCTGTATTCTACTTTTGGATGTGCTATTGCCTCTAAATTATTTAAGATATCCGTAAGGGTATTTTCTAATATTTTATATTCTTTTTGAGTTGCTTGTAATGTTCCTCGGGGCGGACATGGCATATCCGCCTGTTGTCTTTCTTTAAGGCGACATTCACATTCACCATCACCATACACGATCCTACATGCGCAAGCATGAATATGCCCTTGCCCCAGATGCGTATGCATATTTCCTGTTGCTCTTTCGCCCTCTGCCTCTGTGTTTAAAATCATCCGGTACCGGACCTCTCTCCCCAACTATAATGATTCCCGTCCTTCCATCGTCCGCCCCATGTGCCACCGATCGACTCCCAAAAGAGGCCTAAAGGTTTGTGCGCTTTAGTACTTCGCAAATAGTGTCCGCTGCGGAAAAGGTTGAGATCCGCTGCTAATTTTTTCTTATGGAATGATCCCCTCTTATGCCCCGTTTTTGAGGTAAAGTCTTCAAAGGTAATCTCATATCCTAATTCATATGCATATAATATGAGAAGTGGTAATTTGTGAGCAAAAACTGATTGTTTTTGGCGTAAAGTCATCCTTTGGTTTTCCTCTATATAACCGATTAATAAGTTGCCAAAATGCCATCTCCTTTTGGTCAGCTTGATTTAATATTCTTTTATTTCACAAGATATGTCGGCCATCCGCTAGGATAACATCTTCTTGCTATTCTTGTTGTAAGTAAACCTTGAATTAAATGAACGGCATAGCCAAATTCACGTTTTTCTTCCGGATGTTCAGTAGGAATGTCTAAAAAAATTTGATAACTCTCCATTAATTTATCAAGGACTTTTTGTTCTTGATCGGTTAAACCAAGAATATTTTCCTCTTCCGGAACTGGAGGCTTTGCTTTAATCTTGTTTAAGGTATTCATTTTTAATACTCCTTTTTTTATTTTCTATATAACGTAGAAATCACTTGCCAGCGACACTGCCAGCTTTATCGGCAGGGTTGCTGGCAAGTGCATTGGTGGGTTATATTCTTTATCAATTGCAATAAAACCTTCCATTGCTTTAATAAATGAATACCATTGCGTGGTATTAAACCTTAACTCATCTATTTGCTCATCTTTTTCCCAAAAACCACAAGATGAAATTTTAAATTCTTTATGATCCCACCACGCACCCCTTATAGATGTCCCCCATTCCAATTTATCTATAAAAAATGGCATATTACACAGAAGTAAATACCATACATAATTTTCGTTATCGTTATGATATTTAAATGTTTCTCTATTGTTTATTGCAGAGCAAACTTCTAAAGCCTTCTTTGCAAATAATTCATCTATACAACCATCATAGGTGGTAAAATTAAAAACATGTAAAGCAAGAAATTCTAAACGGGTTATTTCTTCCTCATCGTCACAACAAACTTTATAACTATGCTCAAGTAATTTTAAATACTCCATATCAAACAATCCTAACTTAATATAACGCAGAAACGACCAGTAAAAGCCTAAGCAGCTTTATCGTTAGGTTTTTACTGCGTCCGTTGATTTGTTAGAGAGTTTTTCGACATGCAAAGCGTGCGTTGCTTGCTTCATTAAGACATCTTCTCTTTGGAAGACTTCGCCCCCTGTTAATTTATACAATTGAACTTCTTTCGATGCTAGTCTAACAGTTACGATTTCTTCTATTTCCTCTTTTGTAAACCCCTCGTCAGAATCCACCCCATACATTAAAACTGTTCCGAGCTCAAGCATATTTTTTTCTCCCTAGCCGATTAATAAGCTGCCAAAATGCTTTTTATTTTGGTCAGCTTCATTTAATTGTTAGACATTAAACCATCGTGTTTTTTATCCCGCCAAGCATAACATCCCAAATGACTAAGAAGCCATGCAAGCGTAGAAATAATTTTGAATTTAAGCGGCATATCTACCATAAGCCAAAATAAATTAAATAACCATATGTCGGAAATAAATCCTATCCCAATAACAATATTATAAAATGTTTTCATGTCCAGTGTGTCTAACGATAAATTGACTAGCCGACACATCCCGTTGAATTAACCAATATCCTTGGATTCGGTCTAGTCGAATGGTTTGTTATGTGGCTAACCATGCGAAAGCAAGCCACAATATCCGTATTTTAAAATAACCGTTTAAATGGTCATATTTTAAATGACCTATTTTACCATACCAAGGATTACCTGTTAATGTTCCACAGTTTGCCATCCATCCTATGCGATATCGCCTTTTCTTGGTTTTTATTTCAATTGCATATATAGGACGGATAATACATTCTGTGCTGTAACTATCATCTCTAATAGATTTAATTTCCCACATAACGCAGAAGTTAGCCGCAAAGGCTGTTGTGTAGCCTTTGTCGGCTACACTGACTTGTTAGGTGTCTTCACGTGGGGCACAAAAAGCCTCCTCACAGATCACAATAATCGTCATTATTGAATCTGGTGTCTGAGTTTAGTTGTCTGCTATATTTTTTTACCGGAAAAAGAATATAGTATTTACAACTACTTTCAGTACCCCCGTCAAGGCACCTAACGTGAAAATCACTTAACGATAGGCTGTTTCTCAAGCCTAGCGATCAAGTGGATTGCTTGGTTATAGGTATCTTAGCGTCCCATGATGATAACGCCTTGGTTTTTCTTCTTTATCAAGCAATACATTAACATACTGCCCATGGGCAGACGTAATGCGTCCTCTAATTAATTCAATCTAACATAGAATTGACTAGCCGACTGAGTCGCTCCGATATCTTAATCCCCAGTGATGTCGGTCTAGTCCAAGGATTGGTTATAAATGAATTACGGCAATTAATTTATGATCTGTCCAAGTAAACATGCCGTCTAAATGTTTTAACAATTCTTTTTCAGAATTTAAAATTATTTCTAATATTTCCCCGTCAGTATTTTTTTTAATTACTTTAAACATAATATTATTTATAACGCTGAATTAACTTGCCGAGGGTGCTTTTCCCTCGGTCAAGTTCAATGATTTGTTATATTGCTCTTTTAGCCGCTCCGTGCTCCGTGTTATTTTATATTCTGTCTTATTAAGAATTATTTTTCCTTCTTTCTTTCTCGATCCTATAAATTTTTCTAGCTGTTCGCGAGAATAAGGATTTAATAATATTTTTTTTGCTGTAGGAGAAATCCATGCTTTCATATTATATCTTTCTATTTTTTCAATATAACGACAAAATGACTAGTAAAAAATGCTTTTTATTTTTTATCTAGTCTATTGTTTTGTTATATTTTTTTCCCCAATAATATTTAGTGACGTCCGGCCTCCAACAAAAAGTCCATTGCGTTTTTTTCTTCTTTACGATTATTTCTAATGTATACGATGTAGTTTTCATAGTTCCAGCCGTTCCAGATTTATCCCATCGAATGCTAATATTTGGTTTTTTTTCGGGCATTGACTCAGTTTTATGTATTAATATTGGGAATATAAAAGTTCGTTTAAATATTTTCATCAATATAACAAAGATTTGACTAGCTGACTGAGTCGCTCCACAGGGATTGATCCCTTAGGATGTCGGTCTAGTCGAATATTGGGTTATAAATTCCTTTGCAATAATATAAATGCAATCTCTTTCATGCATAGGTTTATAAGTGCAGTGTCCATCACAATAGAAACAATAAGTATGTCCATCACGACTAGATGTATAATCAAAACCTTTAGATATTAATTTTTGAATTATATTTATAGCTTCTATTGATATACCTTTCATTATTTATAACGGCACAATAAGCTGCCAAAAGATGCCTCATCCTTTTGGTCAGCTTGATTTATTTGTTAGATTTTCTTTATTCTCTTTCAATATTAATATTGTTCCATGCCTTTCAATTAAATTTATTAACTTTTCATATATGTCCCAATTATATAAAGCCGTCATATTACGGAGAGCACTAAGATTATTTTTATTTAAAACAATAGGATATTTACCAAAATTATTTTTGAGACCAATCGCATATCTTTCTGTGCTATGACATAAAAATTGAGCGCCCGAGGGTTTATATGGCAACCATGTTATAGGTATTTTTTTCATAATTAATTCAATCTAACGTAAAGCTCACTTGCCAGTTGGCCTGCCCTCTAAGTCTAGCTCTGTACTAGGATCGGTTCAGGCCAACTGGTCAAGTGGAGCGTTTGGTTATAAATTGCCTC